ATTTGAAACCACAGTTGAAACAGTGATAACTTACACCTTCTGCACCGTTAGAAATTAGTCCGCCACGCTGTCGTGTATCTGCACTTGTACCGTTGTGATGACAGCAAGGTGCATTAAACGAAGTCCAACCACTTGGGGTAGTCTTGCGCTTTGAAGGCAAATGTGCAGTTAGTGTTTCCAAGACAATACTCATAGTTTAATTATAGCAAACTACGTGTAAAATGTCAACTAATTTCTTACCAATATTTTAGATATTGTATTTCCAGGATTAGCAGTCGTTTTGAATCTTAAATGACTAAACACACCATTAAAGTTTACTGGTGTCGGTTCTGTTTCGTTAGACAAACTTACGGTTGTAATATCAGCCCATGCTGTATTGTCAGTAACTTGATTTTCTAATGTTGCTTGAACAACAACGTCTCCTACATAACTGTCGCTGTATATAGCTGCTGTATGTAGAGCTTCGTTACCATTGATTGCAGGTTCGGCACTGATACTTTCGCTTATCCAATAGTTATCATCATCGTCTCCTGCGTTACCTAGTTCTTCTGTAAACTGTGTGATGTTATATGAATTTTTTGGTCCTGGAAATGCATAACTGTCTACAAATATAGTTCCGTTATTATCAAAATGACTGTCCACATATGTAAGTTTTTTTGTATTAGCACTGTCTACAATATAAATGTTATATTTAAGATACTGTTGTTTTATATTTAATAAATCATTTTCAGTCACAGTTACAGTAAACAATCCGCGAGATGCACTGCTATCGTCAAGTTGATTGATAGTACCGTCATGTTCGATTACAAGGTTATTGTTTTCATCGTAGGCTACAAACTTTGGTGTGTAAGTTGCAACATTAATTGGTTTTTGATCTGCATTCAAAAGTCTGAATTGTAGGACATTGTCTATGCCTCTATATACATGTAATTGTCTTTGGTACACTGGTCTATACTCCGTGACGAATCCTGCGTCATTTGCTGTTATTGTTACTATGTTATTTACTAAATATCTAGGTGTAAACTGCATAAACATATTTATCGGAAACAATGTTAAGAAAAGAAATAGAAGAAAACTATCCATTTATAAGCGTGGTCACGTATGGTGGCCAGGAATATGTTGGAATTATTACTAACCAAGATCAATTTGTTACATCTATGTTAGTATATTCTAATCTCCGTAGCCTAGCTGAAAAGAAAAAATTTTTAGAATTAGGTGAAACTTGGTGGTATGAATCTAATAGACTAATACCTATTAACATATTTTTGCGTAATGATATTGAAGCCTTTAAATATTGTTTGGTTACAATGAATTCAAAAGATGTTAAAATAAGTCTTGGACCTACTGTTAACATAAGCAATTTGTCAGTAAAAAGAGTAAAAAGAAAAAATGTTCAGCTAATAAGAAAGCCCAAACGTTAAAAAATATTCATTTTTTTATATTGCAAGTAACTAAAATAATCTACAACTAGAAACTGCACCAGAACACCTAAAGGTGTTAAATTAAAGCCTAACAAAAGGAATGGAATAACATATATCCATATAGCAATCCTGAATATATATCTTAATGCAAGGTTCTCAGGTACTATCCAAGTTAGCCAAGGACCGGGATCTTTTAAAGGTTTCTTTCCCCTAAAATCTTCTACTTCCCACATCATTTTGCTATCCAAACATTGTTAGGACCAACATCGTACGATCCTATCAGCTCTTTTACGGCTTTGTTAACTCCGGGGTAATCTATATCATGGCCTGTAAGCAATCCATTATTTTTTATTTTATTTTTGTAGGCTAATATATCTCTAGAACATCCTTGATAACTATGATCTGCATCTATAAAAATTAAATCTACTTGCGGTATTAGATTTGCTAATAATGGACTATTCCCTTCAATTGCAATTAATCTTTCCCTGTATTTCTCTTTTACTTCATTGTTATAAAATTGATTTATATTATTATCTATAGCATAAATTGTGAGGTTGGAATTTTGATCTAACAAATGAAATGTAGTTCTACCGTCTCTTACACCTACTTCAGCCATTGAAGTAAAATTATTTTTTTGTATTAGATTACAAAGGAAATGACGCCTATTGCTTTTGCCACTCCATTCTATAGTCATAGGTATATCTAATAAATCTTTACGCTTTGACATTTAAGTCCTCACAGATTAAATTCATATGCACAACACACGCTATTGCATAAGAAACAGCGTGTGCTTTCTTAAAATAATATTCACCGTTTGTTGGTTTTATCCAAACTTCTTTCATTATCGTTTGCCAATCTTTGTCCGCTAGATGTCTTTTGGCTGGACGAATTATTGCTAGGGTCGCCGCCAATTGTTCTACCGAGGTAGGTTTCAATTGTTTCAATAGATCGCTGTGACCGCTTACGTGAAAGACTTGATCGACGAAGTCCTGATGCTCCAATAGTTCCCATAGTGGCTCCTTTCTCATTAGGCTGATTAAATGTGTCTCGTCTTTTACATCTTTGTAAATAGACACATTTAAAAAATCTAATTTAAAGTATCCCCTGTCTTCTGCTGTTTTGTAATCAATAGTAGATAAATTATCAATTGGGTTGTGTGGTATTTCTGTAGCATACACGCCAGTATTATGTTTCTTTCCTGTGTTGAGACGAGCAACTCTATGTCTAATTTTTTTAAGTAGTATTTTTCTATCTGCAAAATCTATATCAATATCTGGCATTACAAATTTGCTTCCTTAACAATCTCTTTTACAAGTTCTATATCACTTGGATTGCGTTTAAATCTCATTGACCAATGTTCTGGATCCATAACATGATAAATCATACCTAATTGTTCATCACTAAACTTACTTAACATTTCCTTTCCGCTCTTACAGTTAAGTATTAACCACGGCGATATCTTTCCGTCTTTGATATGCCACACTGCTCTGTTCAAACTTACATGTGCAAAATAATGATTCCACGGTGCAGGTTCGTTTTCTTCAGCCCATTCCATCATTGTATTTACTGAACGTTCAAGTGCAGTTTCAACTCCTTCTTTACGAATAAGCTCAATAGCATATTTTTCATACATTTCTTCTCTACACCAATGATCAAGTTTTACTCTCGATGTAACAACATAGTCAATATATTTTTCTGGATATAACGGTTTAACGTTTGATATAAAACTTCCAAATTTTACAAATGCATTGTAATATTGACTTTTGCAAAATTCTTCGTAAGTTTTATCTTTTTTAGATCCTGCACTAAGTTTGTAGAACTGATTAAAAGCGTAGTACCCGAGTTGTACACGCTTTTCATTTTTTTGTAGATGTCTGCGTTTCTGTTCACACATATGAACTGCAAGAGTTTTTTCTCTTGTGTATCCTGTGTTACAGTATTCGCATATGTAGGGTTTAGATGTCGACATCTTTTTTATCCATACCGAGTGACTCGGCATACTCTTTGATTTCTTGTTTTGTAGATATTGAAGCAAGTAATTCAACCTCGTCTTTTTTCATATTAGGAAAACGTTCATGTAACCATTTAGATATTTTTGAATTAGCTGATTTCTTTTGTTTCATTCCAATCCATTCATGAAATTCTAATTTACCTGTGTTACCTGCTTGGCACAATAGTTGCCATTGCAGTTTAGGGTGTCTTGTACCAAGTACGTTCCAATTTTTATTATAATATTCATTTGTTTTAAATATAGCAAGTTCTTGTTTTTCTCGATTGCCCTTTATACTTGATGCATATCTGTTCATCAACCAGAAACTTATTTGTTTGCGTTCTTCATCTGTAAATTCATCCCATACAGATTTTGCACCCATATCAACTGCTGCTAAGATATCTTTTAATGGAAGTTTTTGTTGTGCCATTGCTTTACATCCTCTGGTTCATTAATTTCAATGCCGTTAAAGTCTACACGCATACAACCTATATCCCAACCTGCTTTGAGCCAGCGTAGTTGTTCTAGTTTTTCTATTTGTTCTTCTTGTTCAATATCGTATGTCATATATAATTCTAATGCATCTTGTTGATATCCATAAACTCCTAAGTGCCAATCACCATAACCAGTCATTCCACGACCGAACCATAAACATTTGTCACCGCTACGTACTAGTTTAACACTGTTTGGATCATTTTGCAAGTCTTTTTTCATCTCAGTGTATAGGGTTGCAATAGGATAGTTGTCCAAATGCTGTAGACATGTCTCAATCATGTTTACGCTTACATCTGGCATGTCTCCTTGTACATTTATAAATTGGTCGTAGCTTCGTAAAATATCAAATTTATTAACAGCGCCTGCGCATCTTTCAGTTCCGTTATCGTATTCCTCATCATCTAAGTAACAACTAGGTCCAATTTCATTATATATGCGTTGGTCATCTGTAAGTACATAAGTGTCATAACCACTGTCTACACAAGTTCTGTATACACGTCTAATCATTGAAACACCATCTAATAATGCTAAAGGCTTTCCCGGAAAGCGTGTGCTTTCGTATCTAGCCGGAATTAGTATTGCTGTTTTACTCATAGTATGCTACTGTATCACTTTTTCTTTTATCTATTTTATAACCTAAATTTTCAAACCAAGCTAACACATGATCTGCTTCGTTTCTTTTATTTTCAAACAGAACTACAGGTTTATATTTCTTAATAGTCTCTTCTGCTCCTAAGCAAACCTTCATTTCGTAATGCTCAACATCAATCTTTATTAAGTCAACATTGGTAAAATTGAAATCGTCTAATCGCTTAATAGTAACTTTAACTCTCGGATGATCCTTATATTCTTCGGTATTATATCTTGTTATGCTACCGTGCTCAGGATGTTCAATTCCGTTAGGCAGTACTATTTCAAGAACTTCTTCTTGGTCGCCTAGGCCTAAATTATATTTTTCTGCTTTGTCTGAAATTTTATCAAAGACGCTAGCGTTAGGCTCAAATGCTATTACACGTTCAAATTCACTTATAAAAGGATTAGTAGTGTCTCCTTGACACGCACCTATATCCACATAAGTTCTTCTATTTTTTACATGTGGCAATGCCCATTCACGTATTTTTCGTTCACTCATTTAATAGGTCCTTTATAATTAAATGCTACAATGTCTTTTACTATCTGTTCAAAGTCTTCTAAACGTAGCATGTTAGGACCATCACTCGGTGCTACATCAGGGTCAGCATGTACTTCCATAAAAAAGGATTTGATCCCAAGAGCAGCCCCAGCACGAGTGATCCCAGGCACATAATCACGATTGCCGCCACTACTATCACCCTTGCCTCCTGGTTTTTGTACTGCGTGAGTAGCATCCAACACGATAGGAACATCAAAATTATCAAGCATATACTGTAGCCCAGTGAAATCCACAACCAAAGTGTTATATCCAAAACTTGTACCTCTCTCAGTTATCCAAACTTCTTTTGCACCTTCTGTCTTTGATAGTATACCTTTAACGTCCCATGGTGCAAGAAATTGTCCTTTTTTTATATTTACAATTTTATTGGTCTTACATGCCGCTTGAACAAGATCAGTTTGTCTGCAAAGGAATGCAGGAATTTGTAATACATCTATTACATCGTTATAATAGGCTGCAATTTTTAATATTTCGTTTTGATTATGCACATCAGTTAATATTTTAAGTCCAGAAATTTTTTGTTTTAATTCACGGAAGTCTTGCATGGTTTTTTGTAAACCTTGTCCTCGCTGTCCAGATATACTTGTACGGTTGGCTTTATCAAAACTTGCTTTAAAATAGTAATCCATACTATTTGTGTCACATACTCTTTTGCACTCTGTAGCAATTTCTAAACTTTGTTCTAGTGTTTCATGTTGACAAGGGCCTGCTATTATTTTCATTTCTTATCCTTTAGTTTTGGGTGTTTAGTTTTGTCATTGTAAATATCTCCTGCAAGAGCTTGTATTTGCTCAACAAGGTGTGTAACATATTGTACATCATATGGCTCGCCTGGTGCTTTTTTATATTTTTCTCTATGAGCATGAATAGCAAGTCCATGCATTGCTGAGACTTTATCCATCAGTTGTTGAATTGTGTGTTGCATTATACTACTCCTTTCGTTAAACAGTATGCTTCTACAGCTTTTTTCAAATATCTTTTTAAAACAGGATTACGTTTTGCTTCTTCCATCATGTCTTTCCATTCATGATATCCAAATAATTCACCTGTGGCTCGTGCAATGGCTGTTGGTTCTCCACCAACAATCCATCTTTTTATTTTGTTGTGTGGCGCATCTCTGTAACGTGCATATGTTATACCGTCGGCATGTTCGTATATTAAAGCCGCGCCTGGAATTAATTTACCTTTTGATTGCATAATCTAATTTGCCTTTTTTGTTTAGTTGACTATATTCAACCGTCCAATTAAATTTTGCCAACTGTTGATCCCACCAATCTTTGTTTTCAATTATAAGGTGAGCATTTCTACCATCAATTAATTTTTTACGTGCAGGTTTTGTATCAATTCTTAACCAAATATTTTTTTCTGCTAAACGAAAAATATCACTAAGAACTGCATCTAGATAGTGAGGTTCTATGTGTTCAAGTACATCATTACAAAATACACAATCAAATGTATTTTTTAATTGTACTGCAAACATAGATACAGCAGGATCATATCCTACCCATTGTGTATCTGGATACAGTTCTTTTAAGTGTGCAAGAATAGCACCTTTACCACAGCCATAATCTAACGCAGTTTTTACATTCCATGATTTAAAAAAGTTATAGAACTCTCCCAAATCTTTTATTTTACCACCAAAGCCTCTTGGCCTATCTTTTGCGGCATGTAGATGTTTTAACTGTGTTAGATATTCTTGGCTGTACATGTTATTTTTTAGTTTTTGTGCCTTGTGTCCGACGAACAATGTCGTCATGACTAAATTCAGCCCAGTATAGTTCAAAAGCGACACCGTCTTCTAAACCTTCAAACTGGTGAATCTTGCCTGGCTTCACTTGAGTGAAGTCACCTGGTCCAAGGATAGTTTCATCAACTAATCCATCTTGGACACCATCTTGCCAAACACGGACAATCATCTTGCCCGATTCAACAAAGAATCCATTCCATTTAAATTTGTGTTCATGTTCTGAACATTTGAATCCTGCCTTGTATTCAATGCGGTGAAACTCTAGTACACCGTTAGCATGGATCAACTCTGTTTGACCCCATATTTTACCTGCTTTCATTTTTTATGTCCTTTCCTATAATAGTAATCCATAATCTATTGTTTCATTCTGTCTGCTGATATCTTTTACAAAATATGCACATGGAGGATTATCTCCTTCACGCAATGGTACACTTAAAAGTTGTCCGTTTTTCATTTTAGGAAAATACCATTTTACATCATTGTAAAAATTTAATATTTTAACTTCCGCATAATCTGCTTTGTAACTCTTAAGTGGATTAAACATAAATGCTTCAAACCCTCTATCGTTCAAACTTGTCAAAGGCAATATTTCTAAGTCATTACCTGTATGACTATCACCTACAGCAATATGCCAATCAACTGGCATCATTATTTCATTACCATCTATTTCCATTACTATTGCAGGTGAACTAAAAGATTCTAAAAAGATTAACGGGATAAAAAAGAAATCAGGTTCTTTAATATCGCTGTTATCTAGCACTGCAAATCTTACATCTTCATCAAGCTCGTCAGGTAAATTTGTTAGGTTATAACATTTATTATCTAGTGTCAATATTCTCATGTTTTAGTTCCAATCCACTTTTTCTATTGTGAATGGGTATTGTGCTTCCTTATAAAACTTTTTACGTTGAGTAAGGTGCCGCTTCGCAAACTTACAAGTACTTGTAAGATCCCATATTTGTACGAAGTCTTTGTCCTTTGCCTTTCTTACGCCTCTGCCTATTGATTGGATTACTCTAACAAAACTCTTTCCAGGTTCTATTAAAACTAAATTAAATATTCTTGGAATATTAATACCAACGGCCGCTACACCATATGTAGCAATAATGACTTTATTTGTTGCTTCTTGTATTTCATCATATGTGTCTTTTCTGTCTTTAAGTTTCACATCGCCTTTTACAAATGTTGATCCTGGTATAAGTTCTTGCAGTAATTGACCTGCACTAATACGGTCTACAAGTATTAGAGTATTGCCTGAATCTTTAACACCATTTAATAGTTTGCCTATGTATTCAATTCTCTTTTTGTCTGTTACTAGATATTTTAATTCTGATTGATAATCACGAAACTCAGGTAAGTCTACTAGTTGTACCACATTTACGTGACACTGTGATAGCACTCCTTTGTCTTGTAATTCCTTTGCACTAACTTGTCCTATGACTGGACCAAGGCTTGCATGAATACTTTCAAACTCAAATTTTTCTTTTGGGATAGTACCTGTAAGCCCCCAACGAATAGGTGCATTACGCAGGTTACGTGTAAGCAAGTTCTTAAGTACTTCAGCTTTTGCTTGATGAACTTCATCAATAATTATTGTGTTAACTCCGTCGAGGAACTCAGCAAGACTCAATACAGCAGATCCATCCTTGTGCTTTTTATCTAATATGTTTAGACTTTGCCAAGTACAT